GACGTCGACATCGAGGACCACGCCTCTCAGGTCATCGACCGCAGCATGGTGCTTGTAACAAGGCTCGAGCCGCCGGTTGCGGGCCGAGGTCGCCATGGTCGCGTCCGGATCGGTCCGGCTCACCTTCTTGTCCTTGCCGCTCCCGCTTCGCGGCTTCTTTCTCTTCCGGCGTGCGGTTCTCGCTGAGCACATCCGACAGGTGCCGCTCAACCAGGCTCGGGTGGGAGGCCTCGCTGACGATGCCGGCCAGACGGCGCTCTACAGCGTCATCGACGACCGTTCCCGGCTCGATGACCTGGCCAACGGCCACGCCCGGGCGCTTTGGATGTTCCTCAATGAGCCGGTGCTGTTCCGGCACGCCGAGGAGGTCCGATACACCGACGAGCGGCGGCGGGGACGCAGCTGGGACGCCTTTCTTTGCGAGCTCGAATGTTTGGTCCGCCGTGACGAGACGGCGCTCGACGCCTTCAAGGCCTCTTTGAGAGAACGGTTCGCCTCCAACAACGTCCATGTCGATATCTTCGAGCGGGTGCGGCCCACTTTCGACGGGGAAGACTGCGAGCTGGTCCAGATTACCGTCTATCGGGAAGGGCTGCCGGACGACCAGTTCGCCTTCGACGACGGCGGCACCCTGGTACGGCGGGCGTACCGGCCGGTCTTCGAGGCTGCAATGACCTATGAGCCGGCGACCGGCGTCATAGAGGTGGTCGCGAGTGACCGGGAGAGTCGGGCCGAACTGGCGCAGTTCCTTGCCCGGGACCTGCTCGGGGTCGAATTCCGCGACGAGAAGGTGCCGCTCCGCCGGTATGATCTCGCCGTCCTGCTCAATCCGCACCCGTTTCCGACCGACGCCGAGGATGGCATCGAGCGGGTCGAAGTGCGGCAGCTGCGTCTGATGCCGATCGATGCCGTCGGCGAGCGCGTGACGCTGGAGTGCCCCAGCAAGGCGGACCGGACGATCTGGAGCATGGCGCAGGAGCGCCTCGGTCCCGGCAATCCGCTCGCCGGCGGCTGGGTGGCGACGCAGGCCAAGCTCTCGATCAAGTTTCATCCGAAACCGGGAGCCCGTCGGGGTCGGACGCTGCCGTTGACGATCACCATGCCCCATGGCTGCAATCTCAAGGACCAGACCGAGGAGGAGCAGCTGATCGGCGAGAAGTATCTGCGACGCTGGGGCAGCCGCCACGACATCATCGAAATCCGGGATGTCGACGATCATGGAATCGGGCTCGTGGTCGAGCCGTCATACCTCGCCGCGCATCTGACCGCCGGCGCCGCGTCGAGCGGGGAGAATCCGGTGCGACATGCTTCCGGGTTCCGTCACGTCTGGGTCGGCGACAGGGAGTTCAGGTTCAACGGAGACAAGCACCGGCAGATCGTGGAGTACCTTTTCACCGCTCGGGAGAGGGGCGAGCCGAGCGTCAGTTCCGCAGCGATGTTCGCCGATCTCGAGTTCGAGACCACCAGCCGGCTGCGCGACATTTTCAAGGGGCACAAGGACTGGAAGGCGCTGATCGAAGCGAAAGGCGGGGCTTGCCGATTGCGGGTCGAGGAGCTGTTGGAGGAGCAGCGCGCTAGCGCCGATTGATCGTGTCCTCCGCGATCTGGAGTTGCTTCATTACCCGATCGAATTCCGGGGCATCGCCGAGCATCATGCCCTGCATGGCTTCGTAGTCCTTCTCGATTGCGGTACGCAGGGCGTCCTGCGGGACGACGCGGACCGAACCCGGCACCGCTTCGTCGAACTTTTTCCACGCCTGCCTGAATGCGATCAGGTTGTGTTTGCGCACCGCGGTGAGAAGCGCCTCGTCGGCGAGAGCGAACGCGCCAACCTCGGTCGCCGTGATCATCGCGACGTCGTAGTAATGCCGGGATATCCGGTCTGCGTCCGCCGGCAGCCGTCCCGCGTCCCGATAGCCGCAATGAGCACCGTGCAGGATCAGGAGTTTTTCGAGGTAGGTGCGTGAAGGCTCGATGACGTGAAGGTTGCCGACATCGAACGGCCAATCGTCGCCCAGTTCCTCGGAGATGTACGGGCGAACGCTGCCCGTCGTGTTGGGATCCAGCGCCGAGTGCGCCCCGGCTTCGAGTTTCACGCGCGGCAGAACATAGGTGACGTCGGCACTCGGGTAGAGGGTCGGATACTCGATGAGCAGAGTTTGCTGGTCGCCACCTTCCGCGTCCTGGAGGATCCGACACCGGTCGTCCAGCAGCGGCGCCAACGCCTTGGCGAGGTCGCTGCTGATGTAGGCGCCGCAAGCGGCGCTCAATTCGTCGAAGAGCGCCTTGCGTTGCTTGTTCGAGAGACCTTCGGGGCTGGTGGGGTCGCGATCGTCGCCGAAACCAAGTCCCTCGCGATAGACCACGAGGTCGATGTCTTCGGAGAAGCGTCGAATGAATCAACCCGAACGCCTTGGAAAGCGCCGTGCCGCCCTTGAACAGGAGGCGCGGATGGCCCTCCGGCAACCGGTTGTAAAGGGCATCGAGGACGAGGCAGACCCAGAAGTCCTTCTCGACATAGCTCGGCAGCGTGTCGAAGCGGTCGGCCGTCGCCTCGATTACATCCTTCCGATCCTGGTCGGGCAGCGCAAGAAAGCGCTCGAAGCTCTCGCTCGTCATGCCGTGATCTGAGAATCGGCAAGACTGCGCACGACGGGAGCCGCCCAGCTCGGCAGGCCAGCGCTGTTCCGGACAAGGTCCTTCTTCACCGCGTCCGGCAGCTTACTCTTCAGTGTTGCCGCAACCCTCGTATCCGAGGACGCTTGCGGTCCGAGCCAGCGCAGGGCCTGAACAACGGGTGCAGAGGATTTCCCCGCCCATGCCATCACGCTCGGACCAGCATGGCGAAAGTACACCGTCCGATTGCCGATCTTGACGTTCCGCGTCGCCCCGTCGGTCACATAGCTGGCCCTCGCGGGCACGGCATTCGTCAAACCAAGCTGGTTCGCCGCGGCGATGCCGTCGGGCATGATGCGAACGCTGTCACGGCGCGCCAGTGCCGCCACCGCCGAATCCATATCGACCGGCGCCGGGCGGCGGAGGACACCGCTCATGCGCGGAAGGTCATAGAGTCCTCGCCCGACACGGCGCAGATCACCGCTCTTCGCCAGGCGGGACAGCGCCTGATCGATCGCCGCTCGGCTACCCAGGTCGAGGAAATCCTTGGGTGTGCATACCCATTTTCCCCGCCCCTTGGTGCGAACGCGTTTCATGATTTTATCAGCAATACCAGCCATTTGAGTCGCCATATGCTTCTCTATGTGTCAGAAATATAGTCGTTTTTTCTGACAAAATCAATTCCTCCCTTACCCCCTCCCTTCTGCCTCCCGAGGCCCTCCCCACCGCACCGCCATCCTCTCCGCAGGTTTTCGACCAAGACCGAAGGAGACACAGATGACGGTCAGGCATTTGAACCAGATCGAGCTAGCCGCTCGCTGGAATATCAGCCACCGCACCCTCGAACGGTGGCGGTGGTCGGGGGAAGGCCCCCGCTACATCAAGATCGGTGGTCGCGTCGTGTACCGCCTCGAAGACGTCGAGGAGTACGAGCGCGAGCAGATCCGGGCGAGCACCGCCGACCACCCCAGCAAGCCTGCGGCGTGAGGGGGTGGTGATGACGATCTCTAACCGCATCTCCCTCGATGAGCTCCGGCACATGGCCGTCGGCGACATCGCCGCTCTGCCGGCCGAACAGCTCGCCCTCCTGCAGGACGAGGCGGACGAGGCTCTGCGCCGCGCCAAGACGGCCTGTGACTGGCTCGCCGGCGCCGTCGCACTCAAGTACGCCGATCGCGCCCACGCAGCACGCCAGGCCGCCGGCAAGGACACCGGCACGGTCCGCTTCGACGACGGCGCGGTCACCGTGATCGCCGATCTGCCCAAACGCGTCGACTGGGATCAGGAGAAGCTTGGCGCGCTCGTCGAACGCATCCGGGCCGAGGGCGACGACCCAGCCGAATACGTCGACGTCGCGATCAAGGTGCCTGAGCGCAAGTTCGCAGCCTGGCCGAGCCACATCCGCTCCGCCTTCGAGGACGCGCGCACCGTCCGCACCGGCAAGCCCAGCTTCCGTCTTTCCCAGAACACTGAGGTGACGTCATGAGCATCACGAAGAAACTCGCGGTGCTCCGCGAGCACCATTACGGGCTGGAAAAGCTGCCCGAAACCATCCGGGTGCCGGCCATCGCCGACCGTCGCGACGAGACCGTCAAGCCGATCGGGACGGCGTCGATCGACGATCTGGCGTTCGCCCTCATCGGACTGAACGAGCGGGCGTCGGCGCTCTACCGTGAGATCGACGCGGTGCGCACCCTTCACGACGAAGCCCGCAAGGCCGGTGCGCTCGGCGCGGACATCGCGATCGACACCCTGGCCGCGGCGAAGGGAGGGAAGTGATGAACCTCCCGATCATCTCCGCCGATCAGCGTCTCGCCGAGCCACGCGGCGTCAAGGGAACGATCTTTGGCAAGTCCGGGATCGGCAAGACCAGCCTTCTCTGGACGCTCGATCCCGACACCACGCTCTTCATCGATCTGGAGGCGGGCGACCTCGCCATCGAGGGCTGGTCCGGCGATAGCGTCCGGCCACGGACCTGGGCCGAATGCCGCGACTTCGCGGTCTTCATCGGCGGCCCCAATCCGGCGCTGCGGGACGACCAGGTCTACAGCGAGGCCCACTTTGCCGCGGTGTGCGAGCGCTTCGGTGACCCGAACTGGAACGGTGGCGACTACTACGGCGGCGAGCCGCCGCTCCAGGGGCTGGCCGAGGCCCTCAAGGTCGTCACCCTGCATGCACAGCACCCGGAGTGGTCGAACGGCGTGTTCGGACGCGCCTGGGCCGACGAGGCGAAAGACCCGGCGGCCTCGTTCGACCACCTATACAAGATCGAAGCGGTGCTGGACGCGGTGGGCGCGGCGCGGGCCAAGACGTCGGACGCCAACCACTTCCTCTATCTCGCCAAGGCCAACCAGCTGTTCTACGCCGGCCACGGCAACAGCCTCTACGCCGGCCTGCTGGCCATCGACAGCCCGGTGCTGATCATCCATACCGACGAGGACCTGATCTTCCCCGGCGATGCGGTGCGGGAAACGGCCTCGATCATCAAATCCGACGGCACGCCGGTGCAGGTGGTCGAACTGGAAGGCACCCGCGGCCACCTCGACGGGGTGCTGTCGATCGCCCAAGCCGGCAAGCAGATCCGCGCGTTCCTGGACAAATAGGGACACGGCGCCGCGGGCCCGGCCGCGATCGAACAGGCTTCCGAGGCGGTCGAATACTGAACCGCCCCGGGTTTGCCGGAGGCGGCTTTGTTTGAGTCATGCAGCCATAGCATGATTCTCGATTTGTGCATGGAACCGTGCTTCGGCCTCGGCGGGCGGGATGTGTCCGATTGGGCTGA